GATTATGCTTTTAAAGGTAAATTCGTACTAAATTTTTATGATTACTTGAAAGTTCGTGGAACAAAAAGAGTAGAAGCTGAAGAATTCATTGGAAGTTCAACTGCTAATGAAATTAGCAGTCTTGTAATGGATTTGGATGACTATCTTGAAGGTGGTTCGGACGAAATGCACAAACAACTTCGTGAAGCATACGGTCACATTCCAAAACCGCAGGCAAGAAAAATTAGAAATTACTTGTATAAAATTTTGGAAGATGCGTGGAAATACAATCATGATAGAAGACCAGGAAGGCGAAAGAAAGAAACTAAATAAAAAAGAACCACAGATCAATCGTGGTTTCGAATTGATGTTACGTCAACATAATAGGAGGGAGAAACCATCGGAACCAAAAACATTTTTAATTCGTTTTGGTAAGATGTTATCTCTCTTCAAACGAGAGATACATTTTCAATTTGAAATATTTTTTGATATAAAGAAAAAGTAACTCTCGGGGAAAGAAAAAATGGAAACGCCTTATATTCTCACATTCACCGTATTATTTTCCTTGATGTTTTTAATGATTGGAAGTATAATTGGGTGGATATTGAAACAAAGTCAATTTGAAAAAATTTATGGCATTCCAAATCTTCATCCAGAAATGTATGATGAGCACGGTAATGTTGTTCCAGATGAAATTTTAGCAGTGAGATTTGAAAACGATTATGACTACGACGACGAAGACGAAGACTGAAAAACCAATTCCTAAACTTCAACCTAATCCATTTCAACACGAAATTCTAGAACTTGCTTCTAAGCAGAAATCTAATGCTAAGAAAGTAGAAGTTCTTAAAGAATATAGAAATGATGGATTAGTTACTATTCTTATCATGAATTTTGATGAGAGTATTATTAGTGTTCTTCCAGAAGGTTCTGTACCCTATGCAACAGTAGATGGGCAGACTTCAATTGGAGGAAACCTTAGTGATCTTATTGAAAGTAAGGCAAAAAATGATGGGATGAAAAGTAACGGTTACTATGGAACCGAAGAATTTACTAATGAAACTTTGAAGACATCCATCAGAAATGAATGCCATAACTTTTACATTTATGTGAAAGGTGGTAATGAGGGATTATCTAAACTCCGTAAGGAGACAATGTTTATTAATCTACTTCAGGGTCTCCATCCACTAGAAGCAGATTTAATGTGCCTTGTAAAAGATAAAAAACTCTCGGATAAATATAAGATAACCAAAGAAATTGTATCGGAAGCTTACCCCGATATTACTTGGGGTAATCGTTCATGAGTGCCGTAATTGTGGAGGAAGAGATTAAAGTGGAATGGTCACAAGAAGAAAGGAAATCTCTTCCTGCCAAATATGGATGCGAGTTATTGGTTCAAAATGCAACGATGATTCAGGCAAAGGATAGTTCTTTGCCTAGTGATGCTCATATTATTTGGTATAAAACAAACGATAAAGTCTTTATGGATATTTGTCGTTGCAGAAAAAGATCTGATCTTTTTGATCTATATTATGATAAGTTTGGTCCAGAGTCGATTCAAAAAATTGATTTTGGATATGGTAGAATAAATCCTAAACTTTGGGGTTATAAAGCACCAGAAGGAAAGAAGAAAAGATGATTGGAGCAGGTGGATTTGGTGGAGGAAAAGCAAAAGTAACACTCTACACTGATGAAGTTAATAGTTTAATTAAAAAGTATAAAAAGATTAAAAAGTATATGAAATCTCCATTGTATCAAGTAAAGACAATGGATGGGACAGAGGAAGTTGTGTCGGAACTTTTAAAAGAATATGAGGAAAATCCTGAACTTTAATGGGCAAGCATTATTTACTAAACCTTTATGGATGTTCGTTTGTTCTTTTAGATAACGAACGTTGTCTTATAGACTTATTGGAAAATGCAGCAGCAGCGAGTGGTGCTACTGTGATTCAAACAATTTCAAAAAAGTTTGATCCACAGGGAGTGACTGTTATTTGCTTACTTTCCGAAAGTCACATTAGTATTCATACTTGGCCAGAAGAAGGTAAAGCAGCGGTAGATGTTTATACCTGTGGAGATTGCAATCCAAAAATTGGATGTGATATTATTATCCAACAACTTTACGCAACAGATCATAAATTAACCTATATTGAAAGGTAGAATAAATATACTATATTTGGAGAGTTTTTATGCTTTCAACGCAATACAGATTGCGCCTTGAGGCAATTTGTGAAAGAATCGCTAAAGGTGAAGAAGTAGGTTTAGAAGATATGATATGGGCAGAAAAACTTGCAAAATCAAATAGATCTGCTGCAACAATCTTAAGGCAAGCAAGAAGACGATCTGCCAATCCCAATATGCAAGAAGGAGGTCTTGATGACTTTATGAATGCATTAGATTTGGGTGATCCAGATCCATCCAATCATAGATCTGGATTTAATACTGTTGATGATATTATTGATTTTTTTACAGGTGATAAACCAGATGATTGGAGACAAAGAGACTAAAGAATAATAAAGAGGGAGACTTGACTCTCCCTCTTTTTTTATGTAGAATTATGGAAAATGTATATTCTATGGATAGAGAAAAAGTAAAATTAATCATTCACAACATTGAGTTTCTTATTCGGTCTTTGAAAGATGAATTAGAAAACGACAAGGAATATATCTATGAAGATATTGCCCCTTGTATTATTGATGAATATGAACCAAATTACTATGAAGAGGAGGATTGAAGATGTATGAAACTTTAACTGAGTTTGAAAGAGCACTTGCTCGATTTGGCGATAAAGTACAATATATTGTTGGTCTTGAAATCAGCAATAAAATGAGTCCCGAAACTGCATATCAAGAAATCAAAGATATGATGAAAGAACTCAAAAAACTTCGTAAAATTGAAAAGGATACTTGGGAGAAAGAATGAAACCTATTAAAGCAAAAGATCTTTTGGAACTTGATAAGCACATGAAGATTGTGCTTTTGAATAGTACTCCAAATCCTCAAACTCTTGTTTGGCAAGGTGGAAAGAATGATTATAGTGAAGATGCTATTCATACTAAAACTCCACCTTCAGAAACCGATTCTGGTAAGTGGGTTATAGAGCAACTCTTAGCGAACGAGAGAGGGCACTGGGGACCTCTAGAACACCCCTCAATCTCATTTGACTGTGTAGGATTCGTTCATAACGTTATTGTTCAAGCAAGGACCCATCGTGTAGGAGTTTCCTTTGATGTTCAATCTCAACGTTATACTGGAAGGCGTGTTTTGAAAGTGGCAACTGGAGAACTTTCTGTAGATGAAGTTTTTTATGTTCGTCCTCCTGGTCTGTATCTCGATCGTAAGGGTCACAAATACGAATGGACACAAGATGATTATGAAAGGCAACTAAAGTTTTGTCTGGCAGCATCTGAAAGGTATTCGGAAGGTTATATGAAGAGGGGTATGGCAGAAGAACATCTTAGGGATTATCTTCCACAAAATATTCGTCAGAACTTTGTTGCATCATTCTCTCTTCGTGCCGCATTGCACTTTTTGGATCTTCGTGCAAAACTTGATGCTCAAGTCGAAATTCAAGCAATGTGCGAAGGTATGATTCCCATCATGAAAGGTTGGGTTCCAGAAATATTTTCATACTATGAAGAAAAACGACTACATAAAGCGAGACTATCTCCCTAATCATAGGCATGAAAAGTTATTGCATAAAAGATCATACAACTGGTCACGTTTTTAAAATATTACTTACCGAAGAAGAATTCCAAGAATTCTTAAGAGAAAATCCAAACATAGATGAATGCATCGATTGCATAGAATGTGACGATGCCCCATCTCTTTGTATAGAATAAATACATCTGAATTTTATAATCACTTATGGCGATATATCCTATTATTCATAAAGAAACAGGAGAGCAAAGAGTAGTTGAAATGAGTGTTCATGACATTACTCAATGGTATAAAGATAATCCCGAATGGCAAAGGGATTGGTCAAAAGGATGTGCCACTCCAGGAGAAGTTGGAGAGTGGAAAGACAGACTGATCCAAAAGCATCCAGGATGGAACGAAGTTCTAGAAAAAGCATCTAAAGCACCCAAATCTCAAGTGAAGAAAATCTAATGGCAAGAAAAAGCATGAAGAATCCCGTTCCATTCGGAACTAGCAATAGGCAAATGAAAAGAAAGAAGCCAATTGGTTCGGATTATATGAAGAGGATTGAACCTCTTACTGACAATCAGGAATCGCTTTTCAAATCTTATAATCTACAGCAAAATCTAGTAGCATATGGATGTGCTGGAACTGGTAAAACTTTTATTACTTTGTACAATGCACTAAGAGATGTTCTTGATGAACGAACTCCATATGAAAAAATCTATATTGTTCGCTCTCTTGTAGCAACGAGAGAGATTGGTTTCCTTCCTGGAGATCATGAAGACAAGTCTTCTCTTTATCAGATTCCTTATAAGAATATGGTAAAGTATATGTTCGAAATGCCAGATGATGCATCTTTTGAAATGCTCTATGGCAATCTCAAGACTCAAGGAACGATTAGTTTCTGGAGCACTTCCTTTATTCGTGGAACAACATTAGATAATGCAATCATCCTTGTTGATGAATTCCAAAATCTAAATTTCCATGAATTGGATTCGATGATTACTCGTGTTGGTGAAAATTCTAGGATTATGTTCTGTGGTGATGCAACACAGAGTGATCTCGTCAAAACAAATGAAAAGAATGGTATTATTGATTTTATGAGAATTCTTAGAGTTATGCCATCATTTGATATTATTGAATTTGAAGCCGAAGATATTGTACGCTCTGGTCTTGTTAAAGAATATATTCTTGCAAAAATGGAATTGAATCTCTGATGTTTAATCATGTTGAATTGAATCTCCCTCAACTTCAGAGGGAGAGTATAGATGGTGTTCGTTATTATAAAGTTCCTGATGGAGACGAATTAAAAAGACTCGTTTCCATCACTTCAGTTACAAGTAATTGGAAGAAAGAGTTTTTTAATAATTGGAGAAAAAAGGTTGGCGTAGAAAAAGCAGATGCTATTACAAAGAAAGCAACCAGTCGTGGTACTGATATGCACACTCTTGTAGAACATCATCTCAAAAACGAGGAACTTCCTACAGTTCAACCCCTATCTGAAATGTTATTTAAAATATCTAAACCAGATTTGAATCGTATAAATAATATTCATGCTCTAGAAGGTTCTCTTTATAGTCAATTTTTGGGCATAGCGGGTACAGTAGACTGTATCGCAGAGTTTGATGGAGAACTTTCTATCATTGATTTTAAGACTTCAGCAAAACCAAAACCAAGAGAATGGATTGAAGGTTATTTTGTGCAATGTTGTGCATATGCATGTATGCTACACGAAATGACTGGTCTATCCGTTAAAAAATTTGTCATTATTATGGCATGTGAAAATGGAGAGGTGGAAGTGTATGAAGAAAGAGATAAGGAAAAATATATTAGACTTCTAGTTAAATACATTAAAAAATTCTTAAATGATAAGTTGTCTTGACTTGAAAGATAAACTGTGTTATTCTTTGTTAAAGTTGTTATGAGGAAACATTGTCACCATCACTAATAGAACTAATGGAGTCACAAGTAGAAAAAGAATTCGAAAAAGTACTTGAAAAGAAATTTTTCTGTCCTTCTAGGTTTGCTCAGGAAATTGAAAAATTGGTTCATAACAATGAGAATATGAATTATATTGACGCAATAATTTCTTTTTGCGAAATGAATAGCATCGATTTGGAATCTGTTCCGAAACTTATTTCCAAACCTCTCAAAGAAAAAATTAAGTATGAAGCTATGGAACTTAATTTTCTCAAGAAAACTTCTCGTGCTAAACTTATTTTCTGATAATTAGTGAATCCATTTGAATGCTATAAAATTTATCTTTCATTAAAAAATCACTTCACAAAAGATAGTTACGATTACCACAAATACTGTGGTAAAAGTAGAGCAACAATCCAATCCTTTTATAAAAGGAAAGATAGATTTTGGTTTGAAAAAATAAGTAGACAAAAATCCGAAAAAGAAATTTTGGATTTTTTTGTCTCAAATTTCGTATCTTGTTCGGATCCACAATCTCTTTGGATTGGTGAAATAATAAGAGAAGGCGAAAGCAACTATAAAAATTGGTGTAAAAAGATTCAATCTCTATCCTATATTTTTAAAGAAGAAATTAATTCAGTTTTTTCAAATAAAAATTTCGATAAAATATTTGAAATTGAAGAGGGGAGGCATCCACAATTATTAAAAGATCATTTGCAAGGAAAGATTTCTTTGGAAAGTATGATAATATTGGATAGGATACTTGGATATAAAAAAGAGTTTGATCAAAAACTCAATGATCCCATTTGGATCTTTATTTCGATGAAGATTTCAAAGTATTCATCTTTCCTACATACTGATGTATTTAAATTCAAAAAAATTCTAAAGGAGTGTGTGTTGTGACTTTTTTCGATTCTGAAGTTGTAAGAGCAGAAATCGCAGAAATCTCTGAACTCCAAGAAGAAATTTATAATAACGTGTTTAAATTTTCTCTAATGGACAACCAAGAGAAAATTGAACACGTTAACCTTTTGCAAAGACTTTTAAATAAACAGCAAATTTTATATACTCGCCTCAGTCTTTCTGATGATCCAGAGGCACGAAAAATGAAAGACAAAATTATGGAGTCTGCTGTGATGATGGGACTTCCTGAAAACACTGATATGAATGTCATTTTTAACAACATGTCAAAACTCATTGATATGATGCGAAAGCAGATTGACAAAGAGATCAGAGGGTGATATATTACCTGAGGGCTTGGCATCCCTCCATCTCGAATGGTAAAGTTGCCCACAAGCCAAATACGGAGAAATCTAATGTCTTTCGAATCACTTAAAAAGCAATCTAAACTCGGTTCTCTCACTGATAAACTGGTGAAAGAAGTTGAGAAAATGAATACCACTAGCGGATCTTCTGATGATCGCTTCTGGAAACCTGAAATGGATAAGAGCGGTGTTGGTTCTGCTATTATTCGTTTCCTTCCTGCTCCTGAAGGAGAAGATCTTCCTTGGGTCAAAATGTATGCACATGGATTCCAAGGTTCTGGTGGTTGGTATATCGAAAATTCTCTGACTACACTTGGTCAGAAAGATCCTGTAACAGAGTATAATCGTACTCTCTGGAACAGTGGTAACGATAAGGATAAAGAAACTGTTCGTAAGCAGAAGCGTAAACTGTCCTACTTTGCCAACATCTATGTTGTAAAGGATCCTGCTCACCCCGAGAATGAAGGTAAAGTCTTCCTGTTCAAGTTCGGTAAAAAGATCTTTGATAAGATCCTGAATGCTATGCAACCCGAATTTGATGATGAAGATCCGATCAACCCCTTTGATTTCTGGAGTGGCGCAAACTTCCGTCTGAAGATCCGTAAGGTTGAAGGTTATTGGAATTACGATAAGTCGGAGTTTGATTCGTCTTCTCCTCTTCTCGCTGATGACGATGCTCTGGAAGCAATCTGGAAAAAAGAGTATTCTCTTTCTGCTTTGGTTGCTGCTGATCAGTTCAAGACTTATGAAGAACTTGAAAAGCGTCTCAATTATGTTATGGGCAAAGGTGCTGTTGCTCCTAAGTCTGCATCTGCAGATGAAGAAGAATCATATGAATCTTATATGCCCAAGAAGACTCGTGAAGATGATGTGATGGCAGAACTGGAAGAATCTTATCGTAAGAGTAAGAGTACTCCTGAAATGCCAGAGTCTATGCGAAATGAACTGAACAATCTGCCCAGTTCTTCTGATGAAGATGAAGATGATGCTCTGTCATACTTCAGCAAACTTGCAGATAGTTGATCACTCGTAGATCTTAATATTATCTCCTTTCTTCAGGGTTCTGCTCACGTATTGAGT